ATTCTTTCGTAGACCTTTTTAGGGATCAGCCCGGCTATGGTATGATCCTGGGTCTCGAAGTCGACGTACTCAATATTGTCATCCACAAATTTTGTATCCGCGTTGGGAGCCTTCCGGGTGTCGATCAAATCGGAAGCGCTGTCTCCACTTTTTGGGACAGACCCTTTGATGAGGTTTTCCATCATCACAGGGAACATGTAGAACCCTGTACCTTCCTGGAACCGGTTCGCTACAGCGAACTTGGTCAGGTGTTTATTTACGATTGCGTCAGTAGAACCAGCCATTGTTTCCTCCTTTTAAGCTAAGCTCACGATAATATAATTCACGAGTTTGGCATTCACAGCCGCGCCTGCATCGTCAAGCACAGTGATCTTGCCTACACCAGCCACAGCGGCTACGGCGTTAGAGCCGGTCTCAGCACCGGAGACAATAGCGATACCGGTAGCGGTCATTCCGGGGATGGTGATTTCACCACCGGCGGTAGTTTCAGCCTGGCCGGACAAAGCGTACTTAGCTACAGGGCCTGTCAGTACCACAGTCACCCACGCTTCTGAGGTTCCGCCTTCCAGGCACTTGAATTTTCCTTCCTGATTATCCAAAACTGCTTTACCGGCAGTGTTGGGCTTCACGTAATCACCCGCGACCACGGTTTCACCGGCGGCCAACTGGACTTTAGCCCAGCCCTGGATTACTATTTCCATCAGGGTACCGCTCTCTCCACCCCAGACGGCAACCCCGGTGTCGCCGCCGATATTACCGGACTCATCCACGAACAAACCTTCCGCTGTATTCGCCGGGGCGACTACAGTGTGGGTTAATTTTGCGTTGTATTCCACAGTTTCCTCCTCTTACCTTTTACTGGACAACACCTTTTCGGTGGCCTCATCGTAACTCAGGTTATGAGCCTTGGCGTACTCATCAACCTCTTCCGAAAACTCAGCGTCAGACTCTTCCTCGAATTCGGGAGTCTGTACGTCAGCGGCGTTATCTTTGCTGAATTTTTCCTTCTCATGCGTCCTGTAGGTACCGGCAGGAGGGAGCATTTCAGCGAATTCAGCGGCCACCTTGTCCATATCCTGATTGCCGCCTTCGGCAAATTCAGCGCTACCCTGGGCGATGGTCAACAGGCTGGACACTGTTTTTTCCTTTGCCTTTAGGTCCACACGGCCATCTTTGACCCACCCTTCCGCGAAAGCGACGGCCTTATCTTTCACCCGAGTACCCTGTTCTGACTTGAGTTTCTGCTCAGCCAGCTCAGCCCGCTTATCGGATTCCGCTTTAGCAGATTTCGCGTCAGCTAATTCCTGTTCCAGTTCTTTTTCCCGATCAGTCATGTCATCATCCTCCTCTTGAGATTTTTTTTCTTCACCAAATACAGGCGGCTTTATGGTTTCCACCTCTTTTAGAACTGCCTCCAGTTCATATTCGTCAAGTAGCTTGTCCGCTTCCTCCTGGCTGTATAGTTCAATAAACTTGTTTTTAATGTTCCGGAGTAGTCTACCCACTGCCCGGAATTTCCAGTTCAGGTCCCAGCGGTTGATCTCCTCCTCAGCAAACTCCAGGCGGGAAATATCCTGAGATATTTCCACGATATCGCCGGACTCTGAAAAAGCCGGAGCGAGTTCTTCAGGATTAAACACTGCGTCTTTGAGTCCTTTTACGGCGGGGGGAGTGGCTCCCAGGAAGCCCAGGTGTCTCAGGTACCAGACTCCCGGTACCGGATTGTTTACGTCATCCGGTTTATAGAACGCCGCGCTCACTTTTGAGAATCCGCCGCTTTTGACCGCTTCCGCGAAAGCGGGCTGGACCTTAGTGGAATGAGCGATCAGGCGGGTTTCCCCTGGATTCCATTCCATCGAATCCACATAACCCATGCTGGGATCAGCAGTCTTAGGATGACCTAACACAATAGGCGCTTTGTGCAGTTTAGGATCATAAGCTTCGATTGATTTTTGCAGGTCTTCGCGGGTAAAAGTGAAATCACCTCCCCGGTGTCCCCGGAAGGTACCGGGATAAAGTATTTCTACAGGCATATTTCCTCCTCGTTATTCTTATCAACCCATTCGCCGGTATACTGCCTGGCGCAGGATAAACACGTTATAAATTCCGTCTCCGACTCATAACCGCACTTACAAATAAACCACAAATCTTTTTCCACAGTAACCTCTTTTCTCTTGACTTTTCCCTGTTACCGCGCTAAGTTATAGGTACAGGGATGATACAGTCACCGGAACGGGGAGGACTTACCTCCGCTACTACCCGTAGCCGTGCTGCGTTCAAAACATGGTAAGCTCTGTTTTGATCGCGTGGGCAGTAGCATCCCTATTTTTTTGCCAATACTCCATATCTTTCATTATCAGGATACGTTCGATCAAACATAGTTGTGATTTCAAATACTCCGCCTTTACCAGTTGCTACTACATGTATTGACTTACCATTGATCATTTTGAAATAGTTCCTGATTCTGACTATTCCTTCACCCTGTTTTAACTGTATGTTATCCCAAACCTCATCCGGGTTTTTTATCACATCATCAATAACCGTTCCGTAGGAATAGCGATTATTAAACTCTTTGGAGATGTGCCGAACCAGTTTATTTATTTTTAAGACTATCTGTTTACCAGACACATCTTTTATAAATCTGATTTCTGTCCCCGGAAAAGCCGGGATTTTCTTTTCTAATAAGACGATTAAATCCTCTTTGGAAATATTGGTTAATTGCATTTTTTGGTCATATTGCATTTTTTTAAATGGTTTTAAATCTTTTGTTTCCCAGTTTTCTTTAGTGATCATGTACCTGTTTTTTCTTTGTATCCCGGTGGCAATATCTTCTTTAACCCTGTACTCCAACCATGCAGTCCTTACCTTGGCAGGATTATGCCGAAAGCCTTCGGCGGGTAAAAATTTATCCTTAGCCTGGTGCGCTCCGGATATATTGATATCTATCAACTTTTCATCTTTTGCCAGATCCTCATAAGTGGGGATGCCGCTATCAGTCTCTATACCCATAGCTTCTACCTGTTCATTGGTAAGAGCGCGTACTCCGCACCGGCAGTTGAAACCGTTGGGCGGATACCATATATTCCAGAACGGATCGTCATGTTTTCGAATAGCACCGTGCAGGACGGCATGCTCATCCCGCACCCGGTTGTCACCGACGGTATAGTATTCCCACCAGGGGAGAAAATCAGCCGACCGTTTCATCTGGTCATACCGTCCGGCCATATATGCAGTGTTCATATTTTGTCTGAATGCCAGCTTTAAATCCCGACCAGCCAAATCCTTGACTTTCACTTTTTCCCTGAATGTTTTATAGGTATATCCATTACTTAACGCGCTGGTCAGTTCCTCTAAAATATGCTGGGAAACACTCTCTTTAGTAACCCCGGTCACGGTGAAAGCGAACTCTTTTTGAAACTGAGTAAGCTTATTGTAGTCCTCTGCTGTATAGGGAAGTTTGTTAGTGAGAAAAGCTTTTGCCCTTGGATAAGTCATAAACTTCTCCGCTTCATCTGCTAAATTTTCCGCGAACAAAGCTTCTTTTGCCGATTCCGGCATACTGTCGTAAATTTCCGCTATACCCAGTATCTGGGCATTGAGCAGTGACAGCTCTAAATTTTCACTCTTAACCTCAGTTCTATTATCAGCGCGGATCACATCCGCTATCGCCTGCTCAAACTCTTCCGCGTTTTTAATCGCTATGGAAACCGCGTCTACGTATTCTTTAAAATCTTTTTCAAACCGTTTAAAACTACTTTCTATCAGACCGTCTACAGGCCGGGCGTCCTCTTCGGCCAGCTCAGCCGGTGGGGTCAGGTCTTTTTTTTTTACTCCTGGGTCCAGGGCGGCAGGCTGAGAAAACAGGTCATTCATCAGAGGATTATTCGTTTTCTCAACGATCTTAAAATCGTCTTGCTGTAAATTATATGTCCGTTCGATGTACGGCTTTTCAAACTGTACGCCCAGGTTGGTCAGTGTGACATCCCGTTCCGCGCGGTCCTTTTGGACATCCTCTTCCTGAATGGCTTTATATACCGGGTGCACATCCACGGTCACATTGCGGTCCACCAGCCAGCGCCCCAGGTTGTTCACATGGTGCACATAAAACTTTTTATCACCTTCGACTATATCCCCACGGACTACCAGGGCGTTCTGATCTGCGCCGAGTTTCCCCGGTGTGGAGTCCAGGGCGGAAGCATGGCCCAGGATTATCTTAGATATAGCCGCCTCATTGATCATCCGGAACTTTTCAAACAGGGTGCTTGACGCGATCTTGTCAGCGGCCAGAAATTCAAGAACATCATCTGTTCCGACTACGCCGCCGCCTGAAGATTTCATATCCTCGATAGTTGATAAAAGCATCCTGCGATAGGCGGCATCCTTTGAAGTTGTCTTTATGATGATAGGTGTGTCACCCAGCCGGTCGATGTACGACAGCCAGAGTTTCATATCTCCCTTGATAAAGTGCGCGGGCCAGAAGCATCCGGCAAGCTGTGCCTGTCCGTAGGGGTTGCGGTGAGTCGCCCGGTAGGCCACCAGTTCCACCGCTTTTTCGGGTCCCGAGGTAGGTACTAACTCCCCGTCCAGGGGGCGGGACTTTGACAGGAAGACCAGATTATTGTACTGATCAAAAGCGAAGTGTTCAGCCGATTGTCCCAGGAGGCGTTCATAGTAAATGTGTTTGCCGTCATTCATCATGACCGTTTCAATGGGAGCATATCCCAGCCAGACAGCCTCCATCATTTCCTGCTGCAGGACGGCCATGTTGATATTCTCAGATTTGAAGTTATCTTTGACCAGGTCGAGAGCGTAGTTGTCGGCCTTGGCATTAGAATCAACCGTCCACTCAAACTCAAAAGATTTCAGAGCGAGCTCACGTGCCTGCATGGCCGCTCCGATTTGTGATTCCGTTAGGAGAGGCCGGTACATGGCCACGGTCTCATTTTTAGATGAGAGGATGGTGTCTGGATTAGGCAGTGTGTCAGCGAAAGCGAGAAAAGATTGCCAGGAATTGAGCCGGTTATACAACCCTAAAAAGTTTTTATCCGCCATTTTAACCCTTTTCGCGGTCATTCCGCTTTTATTTTACGTAATTCGTTACACTGTAATACTTTACACATCTTTTAAAGACTTTTTAAAGTCGTTTAAAGATTCGCCTTTAAATATGTTTAAGTCTCTATCCTGTATACATTTACGCCTATTTTGCTTATCTCTTTGTCTGGTATAGACTTAGCATTTTAGGGCTTTTAGTCTATTTATAAATCGTTTAAATTTATTTCTTTGCTGTATTGGTCTACAAAGACCCCTTCAAAACCAAAGAAATTCCCTAAAAACACACCTATCTATATACACCATATACATATAAGCACTGCCTAAAATTTCAGGCTATTTTTTACCTCATTTCGTCCTTGTTCCGCCGCTTCACCGGGAGGAAAGTGGTCTTTCCGGCCAGGGTGTTTTTCAGCAGGGAGTAAGCGCCTTCCAGAGCGTCCGGCCCGTCATCGTGTACCACGGTGGACGGGAAGTACAAGAGCTGAGTGATCAGTTCCTTTACCCCTTCACTTTGAAAAGGCAGAGCCGGTAAAAGCATTTTCCCCCGTTCGAACAAAGCGCATAAAGTTTCCACTCTATCCTCTTTTGCCTGGTAGTGCTCGACCAGCTGGAGCGGCATGGTTATGCCAGCCTCTTTTTCATAGGCGTCATAGTTGTCAGCCAGGAGTGCCTGGAAGCCGTTCGACTCTATCCCGACCACGGTCACCATCGACTGGTACAGCTCGAACATCTGGAAGGTAGCGAACACCATCGCCCTGGGGTTAGTCTTTTTAATCCAGGCGTCCAGGATTAAATAAGTCATGGTGTTTCGTTCCAACCCCAGCCAGACAATCGCCTTGGGGTCATGCTTCTTTTGCGACCGGGCGGACGGGTCTACAAAACCCGCCACTATCAATTCACTCATTTTGTAATCACCGGGATTATAGAAGCGGAACCAGGACTCATGAAACATGCTGTCCTCTTCCTCTCTCGGGTTCATCTGGTATTCTTTTTCAAAAGAAGCCGTCCCGAGTTTTTCCCGGTAACTGTACAACAAAGACAGCGGCCACCGTGACGCCCACAGCGACACGTCGTTTCCGTTCGCGTCCTGCTCGATGGCACGGTAAACCCGGCGGGTTATAGTCTGGAGTTCCGCTTCCTGTCCGTTCATAAGGATGTCAAAAGCACAGCGCTTTTTAATGATGGTTCCTACCATTACCGCCACTGATCCCCGGATATCCAGCGCGGGCAGAAAGTTTTCCCAGATCAGCTTGATAGTTTTCTTAGCTGATACCGGGTTGTTGGCTTCCTGGTCTTTTTCGAGATCATCGCAGATCAAACGGTCAGGCCTCCATCCGGCGTGCCGTACTCCGCGTATACCTTGCGCTTTACCCTTAGCCAGTACCCGGATTGAGTTCACTATAAAATCAGATACTTCCCCCCTGGCTGATCCGGGATTCCAGTCAAACGCCAGGGCCTTGTTATAGTCAAACTCTAAACGGATGGCTTCTGAAAACTCAGACGCCAGATCCTCATTAGCCGCCACGATCACAATAAAGTGGCAGGCCTTTCGCACGATCAGCCAGATATGATAAAGCAAGGTCACGATAACGGACTTGGCGAATCCACGCGGCGCGGCATAAGCCAACACCCGGAAACCCTGAGCCGGGACCTCTTCCATTTCCTTCACCATTTCCAGATGAAAGGGGGCGCAAATGTCAGTCACATAATGGGGGAAGTAAGTCGAAGCAAAGTATTCAAAATCCTGCAGCGCCCGCTCCACACGGTCATGTTGACCCTCTGCCGGGAGAGGCGCGCTTTTAAGCTGCAGTGTAGATTTAATGCGTTCCAAGAAAAGCTTTCTTTCCGTTGCCTGCATTATCTCACCTTCTTATCTTCAAGATAACTGAACAGCATTTCCTGCATCATGATCCGCTTCTGAAGAGCGTGCTCATTTTCGCCGGGGTATTTAATAACCAGCCATTCCGCCATATCCTGACTGATCACCAGGCGCATCCGGTCTATATCTTCACTACTATCCAGCGCCTGCACGGCCTTGGACAGTTTAGAAATCGAATCCGCTTCGCCGGATGTAGGAGCTCTATTTTCTTCCGAGCATTTATTACGAATGTCCAGGATCAAGCCCTGCAACTGCTCTATCATCCAGTCCGCGTTCGATGCCCCTGTCCTCTGGTATTTGTCCTTCTGTTCATCCCAGCCGCCTTTCTGCTTCCAGGTGCGGATGGTCTTTTCATTCACGCCCAGAATAGCGGCTATCTCCAGAATGTTCTTGCCGTGCTGGATGTACAAAATTCTAGCCTGGTTGACAGTTCCGGGGGTGTGTCCCACTATTTCTCCTCCGCCAGTACAGCGTCCAATTCTCCGTTCAGTTCCTTCATAGTTCTTTCCGCGTCCATGGTCAGCCGCCGCAAAAAGTGGGTATAACTGTCCAGGATGGCGGCGAGTTTATCTTCACAGTCATGGTAAAATTCAGAGTTACACATGTCTTCGATATCGTTATACATGACCGAATCCCACTGCCGGTTACGTTCATTCACTTTGTCTAAAAATATAACGGGTATGTTCATTTCCCTGGCGCGGAGGTCGACCGTCCGTTTCATGTTCAGGAAAAGTTCCTGGTGCTGACGGATCATCTCACCCGGCAGAGCGCAGACTGCTCCGTCTTTAAAGTAATCCCGCAACCCGTCTCTAAAGACGGTAATGTACAGGGTGAGGTATTTAATAGCCAGCCGTCTTTTTCTGGGGTAAGCTACTTTTATGGAGGGGATTACTACCTGTATCCAGTAGTCACACTTGCCGAATAAAGAGTGTTTCTTAGGGTCGCTAAGCCGTTTTGTAGTCCGTTTAAACGGCCATAAATTAAGCTTTACCAGCACCCCGGCTAAAGCGGTGAGACAGGTAATCAGGGCCGTCATAGCTTTCC